GCTGATCGCGAGCGCGTACGCCTCGCCCTGCGTCATCTGCCCCGTGGCGAGCCACATGCCGCCTTCGAGGTAGAGGAAGGGCTCTGGACCGAGGCGCTTCCGCAGCGCGCGCACGACAGCCTTCACCAGCGTCCACGCGGCGGCGCGGCTCGCACCCCAACAGTGGACCTCGAGCCCGGCGCGGCACGTCGCGAGGCTCTTGCCCGTCGAGCCGCCACCGCGCGGTCGCTTCTGGCCTGCCTCCCAGCGGTCCCGCGACGGCACCCACACGATGCGCGGGGGCGAGGCGTTCTCAGGGAGCGCGCGCGTCGAGAGCTCGTGCATGACCGCGGGCACCTCGGCGACCACATCGGGCATGACCTGCTCGACGAGCGTGTCGAGGTCGACGACTTCAACGACGGGATCACTCACGGCACATCCAGAGCGGCATCGGCCGCGGCTTCCATGACCACATCCCAGACGGGCGGGAGTCGACCGCCGCCCGGAAAGAAGGGGCGCGCGGGGAGGTTGCGCCGCGCATAGCCGCGCTGGTGCACGCTCTTCGGATCGGGGGCCGTCATCACGAAGCCGTGCGTGCTCACCACGGCGAGCGACGCCGCGTCGCGCAGGGCGCCGGTCTTGAGCAGCGGTCCACCGAGGCCGAAGCGCGGGCGCTTCAGCGGGGCCCAGGCGGTGCCGTCGGGCGCGCGATGGGCGCTGAACCCGGCGCGCACGAGGCCTTCGCCCGCCTCAGCGAGCGCCGACGCCACGCGGGTGCTCTGCGAGGGATCGTCCGCGAAGCTCTCGACCGCGCCGATGAGCTCGTCGAGCCCCGGGCCGGTCTTGAGCAGCGCGCCCGTCACCAGCCCCTCTTCGACGAGCTCGATACGCTCGCAGCGGAGGCGACGCGCGAGGGCCGCGACGGGCCCGGCGTGGTGTTTCCGCCAGAGACCGCGGCACGCCCGGCCGACACGTCTTTCAGCCACGCGATCGCGGTGTCGTGACGGAGCTTCACGGCCTCGTCGCCGCCTCGGGCGGGGTCGTAACCGCGCGTGGTGAGCAGGTCCCACGCGGCGACGTGGCAGACGGCGCGCTTCAAGTCGTCGCCGTAGCCCGTGAGGGGCAGGGCGTAGCGGCTGCGCATGTAGCTGTCGGCCACGTCGGACGCGGCTTCGAGGGCGGCGTCTTGCGTCGCGTCGGCGACGCCCGAGAGCGCCGTCGTAGGCAGGCCGAAGCGGGTGAGGTCTGTGCGGGTCGCGTAGGCCATGATGGGTGTCGATCAGGGGTCGGAGGCGAGTGCCGGGGCGGTGCTGGGAGGTGTGGCCCCGGTGGGCGGGAGGTGTGGCGGGGATCGAGACGGGGAACGTCAGCGTGCGAGCTCGATCAGCCCTTGCACTTCGACGCGAGGAAGAACGGGCCGTAGCCCGCGGCGCCGCGAGCTCGCACGCCGAACACGACCTCGTCGTCCCAGAACACGTTGTCGTCGTTCTCCGCGTTCTTGAACGTCATCATCGGAGCCTTGCGCTCGACGAACACCAGCGGCTTCACGGGCCGCGTCGTGTCCATGACGTACCAGTCGGAGTCGGAGCCGCCCGCGTCGGCGGCGAGCTCGGGGCGCACCTCCAGGGTGAGGCGCCCCTGCATGGTGTTCGAGATGCCCGCCGCGGCGGTGTTCGCGCCGAACACCTGCGCGAGGATGTTGGAACCGACGATCTCGAGCGCAGCGTCCTCGAGCGCGGGGGGCACGACGAGCAGGTTCGGGCGGATGCGCAGGGAGCGCCCGTCCTCACCGACCCAGCCGCCCATCTCGGCGATGACGGCGGCGGCGTTGGCCTTCGTGAGCGACGTCGAGCCGAAGAGGTTGTCGATCGTGGTGCCGCTCTTCAGCGAGTGATCGTTCGCGAAGAACGCCTTCGAGTCGAAGCCGAGGTCGGTCTCGCCCGCGAGGAGCGCCTCGTACACGAGGTCGTCAGGCCAGAGCGCCACCTGGGTGCCCATGTCCTGCACCATCGCGTTGTAGGCGCCGACGTTGTCGTCTTCGATCTCCTCCACGGGGATGCCCGCGGTGAGCTCGAACTTCTCGCTGGTGACCTGGTAGTCGTAGACCTTGCCGTTGACGACCTTGCGCTCCCCCTCCCAGCGACGCAGGCGCTTGAGGGCCGCGTGCGAGGGGAAGTTGGTGTGCTTGGTGTTCGATCCGACGCGCGACGCGATGCGCGCCCACGACGGTGCGGCGGCGGTGCGCGCGCCGTTGAACAGCAGGTTGATGGCGGTGCGGAGGTCCTTGAGAGACTGCGGGGTGATCTGCATGAGGGTGTTCCTTCAGCGGTGGCGGTGAGCGGCGGCGGTTGGTGGCGCGCCGATCAGGCCAGCGTGCCGGGGCGGATGCCCTGGGGGTGGATGTCGATGAGGGCGAGGTCACCCGCGCCGGAGCTCTCCTCCATCGTGGTGCCCATGACGTAGGAGCCGGTGATCGCCGCGGTGGCGCTCGCGCCCGACGCGTCGCAGGTGGCGTTGACGGCGGTCTTGTAGCGGCCGGTGGTGACGGCGACGGCGACGAGCACGTTCTCCGCGATCGCGGCCTCGGCGTACATGCGGAGCGGGCCGCGGCGACGCACGATGCCGACGGCGCCGCTCGCGGGGGCGTTGACGAGCCCTCCGAACGCGACCATGCCCGCGGTGACGGCGAGCACGAGCAGCCCCGAGCTGTTCAGCGCGACCCAGCGCCCCTGCCCCGTGGTGCTGAGGTCTTCCGCGGTGACGATGTAGTAGTCGCTCGAACCGGGGGGCTGATCGGGGTGCGCGCCCACCTCGATGTACACGAGCCCGTCGGCGTCGACGTCGTACACGCGGCCAGCGATGGGGTACTGCCCGATCGGGTTGGTGCGCGAGACCGTCGAGTCGTCGACCGCGTACACGAAGCGGCCGACGTCGAGGTCGACGATGGCGCCGGTGCCCGAGCTGTTGGCGAAGCCGAAGATGCCGCGTGAAGCGCGGCACTTCTTCGCGCCGGCGCTCCCGGCGCTGTTGTCCACGTACTCCTCGGCGCGACCGATCACGCGGAGCGTCGGGTCGGCGCTCGCGGGCACGAGGTAGCCCAGGAGCGTGAGGGCGACGAGGGTGCCCTGATAGATCGTCGTCGACGCGGCGACGGGCATGGGGGGGAGCGTGCGGGCGATGGGCCCGTCGCTCTTCTGCGGGGTGTCCAGATTGGCGGCGGCTGCGGTCATTGAAGTCTCTCCGTGGAGGGTGAAGCGCGGGGTGTCTCAGCCCTGCGCGGCGAGGGCGGCGGCGTAGGCCGCGTGGTCGAGACCGAGGGAGTCAGCGATCGCGCGCTGCTCGTCGGTGAGCGACGCGGCGGTGGTGGTGGGCTTCGCGGGCTGGCGGGTGCCGGTGCTCGCGGTGACGGTCACGGGGCGGGCGGCGAACGCGCGCAGGGCGGCGTTGCTCATGCCCGTGACGAACGCCTCGGGCTGTCCGTCCTGCTCGGCCTCGGCGGGCGTGAGGCGCATGGAGGCGACGGCGGCGGCGAGCAGCTCGGCGCGCTCGCGCTTCTCGGCGGCGGCGCGGTCGGCGGCGACCTGCGCGCGGAGCTCGGCGGCGGCGGCGGCGTCGCGCTGCCACGCGGCGATGGTGCCGAGCGCGGCGTCGGCGCTCTCGGCGCCGGTGAGCGCGAGCACCTTCGTGCGGGTCGCGGCGGCTTCGGTGGCGATCTGGAGGCCCTGCGCTGCGTCGGCGGCGCCGAGGGCCGCGAGGATGGCGGCGAGGTCTTTCATGGGGGCGATGCTCCTGGGTGCGTCGGCGTCGACGCGGGTTGCGTCCTGCCCCGGAGGGGGCACGGGGACTTCGTTCACTTCGGTCTCGTCGTCCTCGCGGGCCGCGCAGCATTCGTCGACGGAGAGCTCCCCGCCGAGGATCGAGGCGAGGGTGCCCACGCGATCGGCGAGCTTCGCGGTGACGGCCTCGGGGCCCAGGCGGATGCCCGCCTGCAGGGCGGTCACCTGCGCGACCGTGAGGGGGCGGCGCGACGAGACCCATTCGAAGAACACCTGCGCGAGCTGGTCGACGCGGGACTGCTCGCGGGCGACGGCGCCGTCGCTGAGCGGCTGCGCGGGATGCCCGTCGGCCTTCTCGGCGCCCGACACGATCACGCGGACGTCGACGCCCGCGCTTTCGAGCGCCGCGGCCCAGCTCACCATCGTGCCGATGACGCCGACGGACCCGACGCCCGCGGTCTCGGGCACGACGATCGCGTCGGCGACACACGCCAGGGCGTACGCGGCGCTGTAGCAGCGCTCGTCGCTCACCGCGATCACGCGCTTGCCGACAGCATCGGCCGCGGCTCGCATCCGCTTCACCGTGTCGAAGAGCCCAGCGACGACACCACCAGGCGAGTCGAGCGCGAGCACAACGGCGGTCGCGCGCCCATCGAGCAGCGCGCGCGAGAACGCCGCCTCGAGGAAGTCGTAGCCGTGCCACCACCAGCACTCGCGCTGCATGAGGAAGCCGCGGATGGTGAGCACCGCGAGCTCGCCGACGAGCTCATAGCCGGGCTGGTCGTCGCCCTCGTCGTCCCAGCCCCATGACGCGGCGGGGCTCGCGAGGCCGCGCAGCGCGGAGGGAGCGAGCGCGAGGGGATCGGCGCCGAGCAGCGCGAGCACGTCGGCCTGCGAGGGCCGCGATGATGCGTCAACGGTGGGCATGGTCAGTCCTGCGGAGCGGAGGTCGGGCGGCGGCGCAGAGGCACGCCGAAGCGCTGCGCGAGCGCTTCGAAGTCGAGGTCGTATCCCGCGGCGGCGGCGGCGGCCTGCCACGGCGCGATCGCGGTGCCCGCGGTCTGGAGGGTGGTGGCGAGCTTCGCGGCGTCCTCGGGCGGGGTCGCGTCCCACACGAGCAGCGGCGCGAGCTCGGCGTCACCGAAGTTCCACAGCGCCCACGGGCGCAACACCTGGACGCGGAGCGCCTCGGCGAGCGCCGCGGCTTCAGCTTCGAGCAGGTCCTGCCGGTAGGCAGCGAGGGCCACGGCCTTCGCGTAGGAGCCGCCCTCTTGCGCGTTCGCGGCCTGACCGAGCAGCGCCACCGCGATGCTGACGTCGCAGTGGTAGAGCGCCGCTTCGAGCGCCTTCCAGCTCTGGACGTTTTTCGGCTCGATCATCTCCAGCCCGAAGCCGCGCCCGTCGCGGTCCTTCGGGAGCAACACCACGCCCTCGTTGCCGAGGTTGCGGAGGTCGCTGAAGTAGTCGTCCTTGTCTTCCTGGTCGGCTTCCTCGGGCACGACGGCGCCGGTGATGGGCAGGCCGTGCTTCTCGTTGAAGCGGCCCCAATCGCGGCGGCTGTCTTTGCGCAGGTGGTAAGGGAGCGCGAGCCCGCGCACCGCGCAGTCGATCCACGAACGGTCGCCCTCGGGCGCGTACACGAGCCATGAGCCGTCACCGGGAATGACGTCCTCCAGGCCCAGCGTTGTCTGCGTCGTCCACGTTTCGCGCGTGATGTCGAGACGCAGGTGCTGCATGTGCCACGGCTCGATGCGCGGCCACCAACGGCCGCCGTCGGCCTCCCAGCGCACCGGGCCGTAGCCGAGGCCCATGAAGGCGGCGCTGCGCAGGAGCGCGCGCGCCGTCGCCGCGGGGCAGATGCGCGACCACGACGCGGCGAGCTCGGCCGCGATCATCTTCGCGCGGCGCTGGTCACCCGCGGGCGACGGGTCGACGCGGAAGGGCAGGCCCGTGACGGCCATCACGCGCGTGCGCAGGTCGGCGCTGATGCGCTCGTCGCCGCGCATCGCATCGGCGAGCAGCGCGCTACGCGAGAAGTCCCCGTCGAGGTGGAGCTTGAGCGCACGGCGCGTCTGCGGGATCGTCCACGTGTCCGCCGTGAGGTCGGTGGGCGCGCGGGAGCCGATGACGCGCGGGCGGCGCGGGATGTCGCGGGTCTCAGTCGTCATCGTCGCGTTCGTGTCGTCGTGAGGCCACGCGCTGGGGGCGCGCCGGTGCAGCGTCGGGCGTCGCCTTCAGGCCCTTGCGAGCGTCGCTGTAGCTCGCGGGCGCAGGGCCCGAGAGCATGAGGAACGTCATCGCCCAGACACGCGCGTCCATGCGGTCGGGGCTCTTCTCACCAGGCACCCAGGTGCTCATCTGCGATTCGAGGTCGGGGAGCGTGCCGACGTGGTGAATGCGGTGCTGCTCGTCGAGGGCGCTCACCGGCTCCGCGCGCGAGTGCTTGCCGCGGCTCGCGTGCACGAGGGTGACGGCGATGTGCGGCGAGCTGCGCTTCTTCTCGCGGTGGAGCTTCTCGGCTGCGGTGCGCACGACGTGTTCGACCATCGCCCCGCCCTGGTTGGACTCAGCCACGATCCGGTCGGCGTCGAGCTCGTCGTGCACCAGCACCGCGCGCTCGCCCCATTCGGCGGGCGTGTAGCTCCCCGAGGCGTCGCGGATCACGTAGCCGTCGCCCTTCTCGTCGATCCCGGCCGCGACGATGCCCGTCTCGGCGAGATCATCGGACGACGCGGCCTGCGTCGGATCCGACGCCGCGGGGTCGACGGCGACGACGATGCGGGCGAGCTCGGGGGCCGAGCGGATGCGGTTCTTGTCGAGCAGGCCCAGCGTCCAGAGGGCGCCCGGCGTGTCTTCGAGCACCTGCGCGCGCAGCTCCTGTCGGCCCAACCGTGTGCCTTCGTAGCGCTTCAAGAGACGTCGTAGGAAGCTCGGCGCGAGGTTCGCGGCGTTGTCGTAGGTGCTGCCCCGCGTGATCCTCACGTCAGGGTCGGCGAGCAGCTCCTTCACCACCTCAGTGGGGCGCGGCGTCGTCGTGATCACCCCGCGCGGCTCGCCCTCGCGGAACCCAAACGCGAGTTGGTCCCAGGTCTCGCGCTGGTGTTTCCACGCTGCGAGCTCGTCGCACCATGCGGTGTCGAACTGCGGCCCGCGGAGTCGCTCGGGTTCCTCTGCGCTGAAGAGCAGCGCCGTAGCCCCGTTCGGCCAGGTCAACAACCTCTTCGAGGGCTCATAGGTCGGGCGTGTCGCACGCGAGGCGATGGTGACGATGCCGCTCGGACCCAACACCATCGTGTCGCGAGCGTCCGCCGATGTCGGTCCGACCAGCGCGATCCGGCGAGCCTCTCCCCGTGCGACGCGCCCGAGGATGAACTCCGCACCGCTGCGCGTCTTGCCGAAGCCGCGGCCCGCGAGGATGAGCCACCAGACCCATTCGCCCGACGGCGGGAGCTGCTCATCGCGAGCCCAGATCTCCCAGTCGTGCGCGATCGCCTCAACGGTCTCCGGTGCCAGCGTCTCCAGCAGGCTCGCCCTCTGCGTCGGGCTGAGCCGCTGGAGTGAGGCGCGCAAGGCTCTGGGCGAGTTGAGCGCGAGCATCGGTGATCGTGGTCGTGATGTCGCCTGACAGGGTGCCGTCGAACTCGACGCGCTCGCCGACGCCGGCCGCGCGCAGCTTCGTGTCGATGGCGCCGCGGTACGCGTTGAAGGCCCTCGCTCGGGCTCGTGAGGTCTTCCCGCGCTCGACGTCTCGCTTGAGTTTCTCCAGGAGCTTGTCCAGCGCGTCGACCTGGGCGGGGAGCTTCTCGGCGATCTTGTCGCGCAGCGCGTCGCGGCGGATCTCCGCGCGCTCACGTCGGAGCGGCTCGACGACGAAGCGAACGGCCTCGCGCGACGCGACGATGCCCTGCGCCTTCAGCCAGGCCGAGAGCTCGCGGTAGCCGCGGCGCTTCTTCGTGGCGGGGTCGATCTCGCCGTAGAGGTCGAGCAGCTGACCGTGGAGGCTCTCGGGGATCGTGCGCGAGGTCATGGCTCAGCGAGTCGCGCCCTCCGCGGGCCCGAGCAG